TCATCATCCATATTTAAATATACATCAATTTCTTCATGTCCACATTTTTCACAATATATATCATATAAAAGCATTATTTTAACTCCTAAAATATTTTTTTAAACCATTTTATAATTTTTTTAAACCATTTTATAATTATATTATCTCTATCGTCCCCACCATCTCCGGTGGGATAAAATCTAAAGGGACATTTGATAATGTTTGCATTGAAGATTCATTACCAACATCATCAATTGCGGCTACTCCAACATTAAATATACCATCAATATTTTCTATACCAGATAGTGTTGATAAATCAATAGAAACAATACCATCTACATCATTATTTCCCACATCCCATGATTGTGACTCATAGGTAACCTCATTAGGCACTTCTTCTAAATAAAGTTTATTTGTTACAACGTCGGGTGAAGGTGATTTAGTGAATTTTAAAGTTTTTGTTTGTATTTTAGACATAATATACGTCTCCTTTTATTATTATTTTCTTACTTACATCTATAGGCCCTACTGGTGCTATCCACGCAAATACCCACCAATTCTTCTCTACACCATCCACAACTCCATTTTCTGTTGATTTGGCCTTTTCGCCTATTAATATAGTTGGATTACCATCTACATATGGTCCTGTTCTTTCCACATGTACTTGAAAAATCCAATGTCCTGTTTTTGGACAACTAACATCCATTGATTCTTCTTTTGTTTTACCTATAAAACGTTCTATTTTTCTTTCCACATTATATATTGTAACAACATATATATCAGTATTTACATTCCAATCCGTTGTTCCTGTCCATCCTAGTTTTAATACATCACCGGTTGTTATACTATAAGTATAATAATCATAACCTGTTTGTGGATATACAAGTACCATATAAACAGGATACAATACTAATATTAGTGATAAAATAATAATATGTAATGTTTTATTTATCTTTTTTACTATACCCATTGTTTGAATTAAATCCTCTAATTTCAAAATTAAATGCTGATAATACTCTTTGTGCTATATAACCACATTCGCATATAATATGACTTGAATCTTCATTTAAACTCATTAATTTTATTATATTTTTACCACATTTTTTGCATTTAAACTCGTATAGCGGCATATTATTTTATCATCTCCTTAATCTTATTCCATGTATCTCCTCTTTGCTTTATTGCATAATAAGATTTACATTTCAATATTACCTCAAAATCATGAAATAATTTATTTAACGGTTTTTCTATATCTTTATCGTAATAATCTGTCTTAACAGCATAATCTAAATTTTCAATAAAATCATTAGAAACTTCTAAATTTGCTTTATTATATCTTTCTAATTTAACTAAATATTCCCAAAAACCATCTTCTGGATTTGGTGTCCATATATATTTAAAATTTCCTATAGGAAATATAATATATATAATTCCATAATCACCCCATGTTCGTGACACGCTATTTGATCCACAAAATAAACCTTCACTTCTTGCCTTCCATCCATAATGTTTTAAAAATAATTTATCTAATAATTTATGCGATTCTTCATTTATTACCCTAGGTTGTCTATTCGTTCTAACGTTTCTTTTTTCAAAAAATCTATCCGCGCCTTTTATTCCTCTATATATTGGTGTTTTAACATTTTTATACAAATTTATAATTTGTTTACACTCTTTTTTAATATTATTTATAATGGATTCTAACTCATCCTGATTATCAGAAAATTTTTCTGATATAAAATTTTGAAATTTCATTATAAATTCCTTAAAACATCATTTATAAATATTTTTACAGCATTCATCGGCATTTCACCTAAATCTTTATATGGTTTAGGTGTCGTATAAGACATTTTTCCTAATTTTTTTAATTTTTTACCGGCAGCATCATTATCATATATCACAATTACTTTCTTTTGTAAAACAAAAAAGAAATTTTTTAATTGTTTAGGATCATTTGACATAACAGCTACAACTGGTTGTTCCATTTTTATTAACTTCATAGCATCAAATATACCCTCAACAACAAATACATACGGTCTTTTATCTAAAGTATGGAGACCATAAAGAGCAATATTAACTACTTTCTTTTCTGGATTTTCTTTTGTTATATAAGAAAAATACTTCTTATCATCATTAGGTATTTTATCAGCACCAGTACCTTTATAACCTTTTGGATTATATCGTTGGTAACCAACAAATTTACCACTTAAATTAAATAATGGAAAGTATGCAACATCCTTTTCTTTATCTATATATACAGGGTATTTAGGATCATCTAATACAACTTCTCTATCTTTGAGATGTTTTTCTATATATTCAAATAATTTCATAATTCATTATTATATTCATCGGTAATTATAAAATCATATACTGTTCCATCATCTTCATAATATGCAAATGCTTTTCTTAATACACCAAAATCTTCACCAGAGGGATCAACAATATAAAATGATTTCTCCAAATAATTACCATAATCAATCCAATCAAGTTTATTGATATCTACGGCTTTATTTGGTCCTCCACCTTTATTTCTATTTCTATTCCACTTTTTTAAATCATTATTAGATATGATCTTTAATCGAAGTTGTTTCAGTTTTTTCTCTGATTCCCTTCTTGCTTTATCTAATACTTTATCTTCATTAATAAATTTTCGCAGTTTCATATTACTTACCCTGTAATTTTTTTATTTCATCTTCTATTTCTTTTCTCTCTTTTTCAGCTCTCGGAGTTTTACCAAATACTCTTGGAATATCAGCTAACATCTTTTTTAAATCTTCAATTTCTTTTTTCTTTTGTTTATCCATAACAGATTGAGTTAATTTTTTCTTTGAAATTTTTAACTCAGCATCATTTAATGCTTTATTTGTATTAATATCCCAATCTATTATTATATCACTTCTACCTTTATATGGTTTATCAAGTCTTATATTATACATTATAATATTAGAATTTATTGTGTGGAATCTTCTACTTTTTATACTACCCACAAATTTACTTCCATCTATATATTTTCCTTCTACACGATCACCAACATTAAATATGGACGATTCTATTAAATATTTCTTATATTTCTTTTTCATTATATCATACCTTTTATATAGTCATCTATTTGTTCCTGATCTTTAATATCGTTATCCATAATCCATTCTGTTGTTTTTTTTATTATTTCTCCTACTTTTTTACCAGGTTTTAAACCTGTTATGGACATTACATGATTACCATCAATTAATTTTAATCTATTCTCAACTTCCTTCATGCCATATTTCTTTTTGATTTCAATGGCTTTATCAACTGTTTTTTCGAACTCACCGGAATACTTAAAAGTACTACCACGGGAATATTCATCACCCTTACCTACCGCAACCAACACATCCCAATTATCATCGGATACCAACTTAGCAATCTTACTTGGTTTCATACCTAATATATTATGAAACTTCATATGGTTACCAACAGCGAATATAAGAGCTTCTCTTTCTTTCTTTGACATTTTTAATCTTTTAGCAATTTCATCAACTAAATCCATACTGGCCTTGGCGTGACCAAAATACTTTGGTAACCCCTGTTCATGTGAAAGAGTAATACCTTTACCAACATCATGAAGTAATATAGCCAAATTTTTTATAGGGTCTGATACATTAGCAGAACGTAATGCTGCCATAGTATGTTGAAAAACCCCACCTTCAGGGTGATGTTGAAGATTATGTTTAAAATATTTCATATTCAATACTTCTGGAAGAATAAGTCTTAGAATTTTTAAGTCCGCCAACATTTCTATATAACGGGCAAATACATCACCACTTTGGGAAGCGGCTTTTAATATTTCATCCCTTATTCTTTCAGGAGATAAATTTAAAATATTTGGTGATAACTTCTTTATAGCCTTTTTAGTTTTGGGATCAATATCCATATCTAATTTAGAAGCAAATCTTGCTGCTCTCATCATTCTAAGATAATCTTCAGAAAATCTTTCCCTAGGATCACCAACAGTTCTTAACACCTTATTCTTTATATCTTTCTTACCATCGAAAAAATCTATTATTTCACCCTCAGCATTAAGACCCATAGCATTTATAGTAAAATCTCGTCTTTTAGCGTCTTCTTCAAATGAACCGGAAATGGTAACCATATCTGGTCGTCTTCCATCTGAATATTTACCATCGCTTCTAAATTGAGCAACTTCAAAATTAAATCCATCTTGTTTAACAACTACTATACCAAAGTCTTTAGATTTTCCAATATCAAATGTCTTCCACATCTTCTCCAATACTTCTACTGGAGCATTAGTGGCTATATCAATATCATGGGGTTTCAAATCACCCAAAACGATATCGCGCACAGAACCACCAACAATATAGGCTTTATAACCTTTCTTGTTAATAGACTTTAGAATCTTTACACCAGCAGCCAGTTCCTTATTAGACTTGATGTATTCATTCCATTGTTTTAGTTGTTCTCTTGCTTCTATTAGATATTGTTTAAGTTTCATATTATTCTTTTTTCTTCATCATACTTTTCATTTTATCTATCAATAAGAATATCAAGATCATCATCTTTAGTATCAAATGATTCACAATATAGTTTATAAGTTATAAGTTTTTGTATTGATTCATCATCAATAAGATAATTTTCTAATCTCATAGTCCTAGTCTTTTTAATTCCTTTATTTTAAAATGTATGCAGCACCCATTGCAACTGATTTAGATTTTTTCGATAACATACCTTTTTTGTTTATAGAAAATGTTTCTTCACCTTTATATTCTATAGAATATTTTTTCTTTTCATTTTTTACATCACAGACTACAGAAACATAACCACCATTATCTTTCTCACATACTTTCCATTTAGTTCCAGTATTAGCAATAAGAATTACATCACCTATTTGTGGAATTTTCAAACTTGAAAATTTTTCAAGTTTTATCATTTTTTCTTCTGTTAAATATTGTTTTAGTTTCATAGTCCTAGTCCTTTTAATTCCTCTATTGTAGTGTGTGCATCTTTATGTAGAATACCAATACCACCTTTATTTCTCCATTGTTTTATATTCTTATCATAATCATCTATAAGAATTGAACTATTATTAGCATGATTCTGTTTTAAGAATCCAAGAGTAATAATAGCAGTCTTGGCAAATTTAGAACCAAGATTTTCTTGTATCCATTTTAGTTTACCTTTTTTAGCAGACTCTATAGTTTTAGGTCTGGCTGATAAGATAATAGGATTATGAACCTTGATATAGTTCCAAAGTTGTTTACCATCTTGTTTCCACTTCAGTTCAGACCAAAATGATGGACCTATCTCTTTTACCTTTTCCCAATCCTGTTTCTTTACTTCTTGCCAACCTTCTCTTGTTGCAATTTCTGGATTTACCTTTTCTTGTATTCCTTTCAAAAATCCACCAAAACATCATCTAAATCACAATATATAGTATAATCATTTCTTAAGTAACTCTTTAAATCCATATTAATTTATTTTTTCTATAAAAACTTCAAGATAATCTTTAACCATAGAACCACCTAGTCCTCTTTTATAAGGATCGGCAATGGGTTTAACTTTTGAGCCAAAAATATCCAATTGGCCCATCATATATTTTATATCTTGATGTTTATATTTTCTAAAAAGATATTCTAAATCGTCTGTATGTATTTTTACCCAATTATCTTTATATCTAAGACCTAAACCTTCTTTCATAGCTTCATCTATAAAATGAGTCCAGATTTCACCTGAATAAGTAAAAACTTTTCTCATTTTTTTATATTCTTTTTTAAACTCTTTATTATATTCTTTTTCAGTACCATCAAATTTATGTAGAGATTTTATTTTCCAAGCCCAAAGAAAATCTTCTATATAAGGCCATATAAATGCATATATACCTTTTTTAACAGGAGGTGAATGTTGACCCTCGCTACCATAAAATCCTTTATAATTGGTTTTTGATAAATCTCCGAATCTAACAAATTTTATAGGAATTTTAGCTTCTGTTAGTAAAAATTCTTTTATTTTCATTTTTTAAGACGCTGAACCTTTATTTTTTGATGTGCCCAATGTTTATCTGATTGAACATGACCCTTTCTTACATATTTGGCCGTGGATTTAGAAAAATCGGTAAACGAATTTGATAACCTAATAACTATACCTTCTTGACCTTGAGATATGACCCTCTTAGCCATTTTAGTTGTTATTTCTCTCATTTCTTCTTCTGTTTTAAATGTTATATTTTCTTTTACTATCGGAACATTATGTAAATTTAATAACTTAGACCATTCAGCAACATCACTCCATGAATACCATTTACCACCTTCACGTATGGCAAATACCATAAGGTAATCATCTAAATTATCATATTCAATAGAATGTACGGCATATAACCACTCACCATAAATTATCATACCTTTGGGTACGTCATGTTTTATTGTGGCATATTTCTGTTTTAACATATCAAATGATGGATGTCCCGGCTTCATACCACTTCTACTTGATACTGTATCAAATGATATACCAACATTAGACCCATCCATCTTAACAGTTATTGTTAATTTTTTATTTAGTAGATGATCTATAGATTTTAGAGTTTTATCGTCTGAATGTACTTCTTCACTCCAAGGTAAATGAAATGTTCTTGGATATTTAGGATTTGATGACTCTTTTAAGTAAGATTGAAGTTTCATTTTAAGACCTAAATTCTATTTCAAATTCTTTATTCCAAAGTTCTACTTCTTTAGCTTTTACTCGTGGCAAAGGAGGCATACTATATTTTATATCATTCCACATTTGGGGTGATATTGATCCCGCCTTTATTGAAAATAAAGATACATGCGGTCTAATACTACCAAAATATCTAACAGCATAATCATCTTCTACTTCACGAAAAGCATTGATAAAATCTATATTTACTTTATATTCTATAACTATATAATCAGTTTTATTATCTTTTCCTTTAAATAGATGAATTTCTTTAGGATTAAAAATTATACCTTTTTTTATATTATTAATTGTTTGTATAAGATTAGTTTTTTCATATTGTTCTGGTATTTGAGCAATAGTTATATGGTAGGTTTCTACCTTATTATTTTCAATTTTAAATCTTTTTAACCAACTTCCAATATAATCTTGAAGTCTTTTAACTTGAAATGAATCAATTCCATATCCTATCATAGTATTATCCAATTTTTTTGCTTCAAGAAAAGTCATCAATTTCATAATATTAAATCCTTTAATTCATTTATTGTTTTATATGCTGATTTATGTAATATACCTACACCATTCATATTTCTCCATTGTCTTATATTTTTATCTTTATCATCTATAAGAATATAATTAGGTTTAGCATATTTTTGTTTTTCAACAGCTCTAACTATTTTAGCTGAATTAACATATTCCCATCCAAGATGTTTTATTATCCATTCTATTTTACCGCTTTTTGATTTATCCATATTTAAACTGGGAATAGCTGTTAATATAACAGGATTATAAGGTTTTATAAATTCCCATAATTTTCTACCATCTGACATCCACATCATAGTAGACCAAAATATAGAAAATCCTATTTCATTTAACATTTTCCAAGCCATATCTGGATCTTTTTTATGTATTTTAATCCAATCAGGATGAACCTTTTTAGCTTGATTTTCAAAATCTGTTAAAACACCATCCATATCACAGAATATCTTAAACTTATTAAGTTTTTCTTTAAGATATTTTTTATAAACCATTATCTATTCCTTTCAAAAAAAAGTTTATCATAGATATTATTATATCAAAATTTGTCTCATCATCTATAGATATTGTAATACAATCTTTATTATCAAAATGATATATACCACCTTCTCTATGTTGTCCTATATTATATCCCCATGAAAAAACCGGTATTTTATGTAAATTACATATAGTAGTCCAATGACTTAAAGGACATATAACAGCCTTTGCTTCTTGAATAAGTTGTATTATATATTTCCACCCATTTTTAAAATAATCTATTCTATTAAGTACAACATTTTCGTTTTGGAAATATGTTCTTTTATCTCCCGCTATTATATATTCCATATTTTCCAGATTTAAATAATATTTTATATTATTTAAAATTGATTTATTCCCCGACTCATCCGGTATAAAAACTATTTTATCTTTATATTTGTTTTTTTCATCTTTTATAGGTATTATTTTTTCAAATCTTTTTTTATGTATTTCTATTGAAGGTGTTGATTTTATATAGTTTACAGAATATTGTACTATATCTTTTTTTTGTATATTTTCTTTTGCGGATATTAGATCTTTAATTCCACGAGTCATTAAATTATAATCTTTTTGATCTATAGAATTGTGTATATATCCAATTTGAGACAATTCATCTCTAGATATATTTTCAAATATTGGTACAATATGATCAGAATCCACAAAATCATAGTATAAAAATTTTCTATTAGAATGTGTATTTATATAAACTATATCATGGTCCACAACATCAAACAACCATCTTGCATAAGGTCTAAAATTTAAAACTTCTTCTTTAAAAGACCCTATATATGGACCCAATAGTAATATATCCACTATCTTATAATGCCCCCATCATTTATAATAACATTTCCTGACCAATTTTGTAATACATTCTTTTTTTCATTAAATATATCTTTATCTATAATTATAACTTCGGTATTTTTTAAGACATCTTCAAAAGATTCGTTTAATAAAAGAAATTGTTTTTCAAATAAACTTAAATTATTAAAATTTACCAATACTTTATTATTTTTTCTAAAAAAGGAAATTAATTTTGATCCCACAGGATTTTCAATATAATACTTTTTATTAGTCCCTCTTAAAATATAATTATAAATTTTTACATTATCTTCAATTACAAATCTATTTGTAGAATAAAAATTATCTAAAATTTTATCCACTTTTTCTTTTGTAGGTTTAAAAAAATTCAATTTTATTAAATGAACTCTTGGTATATCCAAAAGTCGTTTATCGTCCATATTTTCTTCATCCACACTTATAAAATCCGAACCAATTTTTGTAATTTTCATGTCACTCTATTTTCTCCTATTTAATCTTAGTTTAGAATAAGTTGATGTATAACTATATGAATTATTTAATATATAGTTATACATTTCCTCAATATTATATTTGATACTAAGTATATTTATATCTTTTGCATCTCTATGCTCAGTATCTGGGAGAAAGTATTTCACAATTTTAGAAAATTTACTAGGTTGTTTTTTGCCACCGTCACCCATCATAAATTTTATTAAATTTTTATATCCAGCATCATCTATGAAAGGATTATCAAATGCTAAAATAATATTTTTCTTTGTATAATTTTTTATTGTTTCTATAAAATTATCTGAAAAAAATCCACCTAAACATGCTGTTCCTTGGTTTCCTATCATAAACGCATCAATAAGACCTTCTGTTATAATAATATCTTTATTTTCATCAAATTTATTTTCATTCAAAACAATCATAGATTTTTCTACATTAGGATTTATATATTTTGGTTGAATATTAGATCCAGGTAGTCGTCTAGCTTGAAAATATATAATATTATTATCGTTATCTAATATAGGTATAATAATCCTACCTTTAAAATCACCATCATAACATATAAGAATATCATAGATAGGTGGAATTTTTCTATTAGATATGAAATCGTTAAGTGTTTCTTTATATTTAGAAAGAAGAATACCATCCACTTTCTGATTTCTCGATACACTTTTTTCACGAATATAATTAAAATTTTGACTATTTATTCTATTTTCAATTTTAATATCAGATGTTGTTTTTTTAACAGAGAGTCTATCTTTTATAGTTTCAAATCCAAATAATTCGTTTTTAGAATCACTTATAGAGAGACCTTTTAATTCTGAATATAATTCCAAAAAAGAGCCCGATCTACCACAGTTAAAGCACTGCCAAATCGGGCTACCTTTATTATAATCTAAATGAAACCTTTTTTTACGAGAATTTTTTTTAGAATCGCCACATAAAACACATCTAGCATGCCAATGTTCGCTGTTTTTACTAATAGATACTAAAGAAAAGAACTCATAAACAAAATCATTAACAACTTCCAAATCCAACATTTTTAATCCTCATAGTTAAAACAATCATAATCTAAAGGACTACAAGTACAATTTTTCTCCTCAAAATCCTCAAAATATCCTTCACTACATCTTATTTTACCATTTTTACTTTTTTTACAATTATAACATTTTATACATAATAAGTAAATATCTTTATTTCTTTCCACCGCCATACCTCTTTGCAGCAGCTGTTTCGATTTCTTTACGAACAGCGGGTGGAAATAAAGTAAAAAATTTCTTCATCTCAGCAACAGTATTGGCTGCATCCCATCCCATGGCCATCATAGCCGCAACTTCAAATGCATCCATGTCTTTATTTTCTTTTTTCATAACTTCAAATGCTTTACCCATAGCTCTTTTTAAAGTATTAGACACAGCTTGTCTAGTTATACCTAATTCTTTTGCTATCTCAGCGCCTGTTTTAGGTATATTTTTTGTGAATCCACCATCTACTACAGAATCAGTACCAGCTTCGGTGACCATATCCAAATGATCTCTAAGTTTTGACATAATAATTTCTCCTTTTAAATACTACCTCTTTATATTTAATATTTATTTTTATATTATTATTTTAGGTGGATGCCAATTAGAACAAGTTTGAGTAAAACCTTTATGTCTTCTATATTTTTGGCATAAAACTTTACCCGGATAATTAGATAAAACATTACTTGCGAAATAACAATCTCTACATATCATATCAGAATTACGAGAATAATTTGGAACAACAGGAGTTTCGGTTTCATAGGTATCTTCATCCAAATCTTTACTCTTTATAATATCTTCAAACATTTCTATTTACTCCTTATGAACACTTAGAATAACCACAACCCCCTTCTTCTTTTACACATGTCCAACATCCTTCTATAGGTCTATAAGTGTTTTGTTTACATTTTGGACACACTTCACCAGATAATTCACCTTCATATCTTTTACCTGAGTAATATCTATTAAGTAATTTGCCTATACCATCTGGTATACTTAATATTTGTGTTGGTTTTTTATCTGTAGGTTCAAGTCTATACCATGTTGGTTTATCACTATTTATACCTATTAGTGTTTTAGAAATAGATTCAACAGGAACACCTGATTGTAATGCAATAGATATTAATCTACCCATAGCTTCCGAAAATGTATTAAGTATTTGACCTGATTTACCTAGATATAGAAAAACTTCTAACGGATTTCCTTTATAATCAGATATATTTACATACATACCACCATTACCTGTTTCTATCTTATATCTTGTAGAACACATTTTAGAAGGAAGTTCTTTTAATTCAGTATTTAGAGAAGATTTTTCATTTTTTTCAAATGTAACTGGTTGAAACATTTTAGAACCATCACGATAAATCGTTATACCTTTTAAACCTTTTTGCCATGCATATTTATAAAGATCAGCAATTTCATCTTTTGTTGTTTCTTTAGGTAAATTAACCGTGGATGAGATAGCTGTAGAACAATATTTTTGAATTTCAGCTTGCATATCAACTCTACTTTTATAATGTATATCATGTGCAGTTACAAAAACTTTTCTTACATCTTCAGGAATACCACGAATTCCTTTTAAAGATCCTTTATTTTTTACAATCTTTTCTAGTAATTCTGTTGTATACCATTCTTCGTTTTTAAATTTTTCATGAAATATAGGATTTACTATTGTTCCTATATTACCATCTATATAATTTTTATAAAACACAAGACCAAAAATTGGTTCAATACCATAAGAAGCATCACAAGATAAAGCAGTTGTATTATGTGTCACAAACCCGTTAGCAATATAGGTATGACCTTCTTCCTCTATTTCCATATCATAAACAAGATTTAATCCTGTATCAACATTATCAACTACTTTTTCCAGCATCAATTCATTTTCTGTAAACCAATTGGAAAAATTACATTTATCATAACTTATCCAACTAAATCCTGATTCAGATACTCTTATATCTTTTTTATTGACCTTGTGTAGAATATCTTCAGTTACTAAAATCTTCTCATGTATATTTTTTCTATCAAGGTTTTTAATTTCTATTCCTACTTTCTTAGAAAGAATTATAGAATAAAAATTATTTATTACAATTTTATATACATCATAATTTTGATTTACTTCTCTGTCTTCTATAATAATTTTTTCATTAGATTTTTTGTAGAACTTCTTCTTTGATGGTATTCCAATACCTAACAATAAAGTCTGTAATTGTCTTGCCATTACTTGTGATGTGGTAGTAAAGGTAATTTCACCATCTCTATCCGTAACACAACCATCACCTTTAAAATATCCTCTTATAAAGTTCAAAATTGCACTTTTGGATTCCATTATAAATTTTGGAATATAAGCATTATTACTACCATTTTTTAACATTTGTTTATTTTTAAATAATTGTATATACATATCATTACATGATATATCATATTTAAAACAATTTTCTCCATGTTCTCTTTTAAAGACATTGAAAGAGAACCATTTATTTAATGTTTTTAATAACTTATCAACATACAACTCATCTTCTTTATTTACTGATAGATATAATCTACCATATTCCTTATTTTCTCTCCTCTCTATAGTATGCCATCCATCTGCCATGTAATAACCAATAAATTCCGCAATTTCATTTGGATATATTAAAGGCTCTTTACCAAGTGAAGATGCCATTTCCATTTTATTATCAGAAATGAAATTTTTCCTCATGACTATATAATCATCTGGATTTATATCACCTATTCTTTTCCATATGTACTGATTATCTTTTACTACTCTTATTTTATGATCTAATGTTCCTTCTATTTCATACCCTCTTTTAGTTATTATTTTTCTAGTTGGTTGAAACCCCTTATCAAACCATTTTTTATATGTATATTCACCATTATCAGATTTTGTTTTTGTTGAATAATCAACTACATCACCAGATGAATAAGAATTAATCAATCCACCTATTTCAGATACACCAAAAGAATTGCCCGATATTAGAGTATCACCCTTTAAACAACCTGTTGGCTGACAAGTTGTGAATTGAGAATTTCTCACACCATATTCTTTTACTAAATCCCATACCGCTTTTATTTTACCAGTCAATTCTAAATCATCAGTTTCACCAACACCCATATGCTCATATAATATTCTTTCCATGTCTTCTTTATGTACATTATATTCATAAAATGGTCCATGTTCTTGTGCTAATAATGCACTTTTATGAACACATGCTGTAGTCATTACTTTCATTACTTTTCCTGCAAACTTTCTACCTTCAGGGCCATCATATCTAAGACCTAACATATATAGAGTATCCGCAAGCCCCATAAGTCCAATACCAACTTGTCTATATTTTTCTGCTGTCTGTCTAAATCTATCTATTTTTGGTTCTGGTTTTGAACATTCCTCTGGAAATTCCATGTTATCTATAATATTATCCATTAAACCCATTACATTAAATGTTGTATTATATAATAAATCCCAATCAAACTCTCCATTAATAATAAATTTTGATATATTGATTGCACTTAAATTACAACATCCAAATGGAAGTAAAGGTTGTTCACCACAGGGATTTGTGGCTTCTATCAAATATCTTTTTATCAAAGGATTATATTTATTCATATTATCTATGAATATAATACCTGGATCGGCAGATTTCCATGACATATCGGATATCCTATCCCATACATCTTGAGCATTAACAGTGCCAACTCTTTTACCACCGTTTGGTGATATTAAATCTATACTGACACCATCTTCCAATGCTTTCATAAAAGTATCTGTTATATTAACAGATATATTCATATTAGCAAGTCGCCCATCTTGTTCCTTACAAGATATAAAATCCATTATATCTGGATGCCAAACAGGCATAGAACATAAAATAGCAGCTCGTCTTACTCTACCACCCGATTTTGTTGTTTCACCTACAGCATCAAATAATTTCATAAAAGTTATTGGTCCAGATGATCTACCTTCCGGTGATTTACTAATATTGCCTTCATATATATAAGCTTCTTTTTCTCTTAAATTACCAATTGGAATACCTATTCCAGCTCCAAATTGAAAAATTTTACGAGAAAGACTAACAACATCATATATACTTTCCATACTATCTTCAAGACCAGTAACGTAACATGCAGAAAATACTTTATGATCAGATCCTGCATTTAAAAACACTGGTGTATTGGGTCTCCATATGTTTGAACATAATAAATTAAATGCTAATTCTTCTTGCTCATCATCTTTAGCAAACTCTTTGGAAACCCTTTTAAATGTTTTCACTATATCTTCACTATTTAAACAATATAAATTTTCAAATTGTTTTATAGCATTCTCACTTAAATTAAATGTGTTTTCTTTCAACCTTATTTCTCCCATATATTTAAATTTCCATTATTTATAAACCGTTTATTTAATATAATCTTTATTATTTTACCTATAACTCTAAATTGAGAACCACATATGGGACAAAAAACAGAATCAACCTTATATGAAGCAAAATCTTGTGGTGATTTATTTGATTCTGACATATATGTAAATTGTTCATTTTGTTCAAAAAAAAGTTCAAGAAAATTACCACATCTACATTTTAATATATCTCGTTTAATACCAATCTCATTAAAAAATAACATTTTATTAAGACCATCGTTAATAAAATAATCATGACTTGTGTATGTATTTAATGGTGTTTTCTTTTCCTCTTTCTTTATTTTAAAAGCATTATCTATTGATTGTTCAAAATCATCAAATTCACTATCTATAATATCCATTATCCCTCTCTTCTATTATTCCTATGGTACAATGTTGAGCACCACCGTGTGCAAATACACACAATTTTGATAATCTAAAACAAATTTAATACATATCCGCCAGAATTATTCTCAACCCACTCTTTTATTTTTGGTGATTGAAATGTATATCTTCTAAGATTTGTATTAACAAGTTCTAATATAGTATCTATATACATTTTTGTGTTCCTTTATATGACATTCTTCACATAATGTAATTCCATTTTCAACAACAAAAGATAAGCTATAATTCTCTGATATTGGTATTATATGATGTGCATTTAATCTTAATCCTTTTATACTTCTCCAATTATTTCCACATTTACAACATGTATAGTTATCTCTCTTAAATACACAATCTCTCCATAAACCATATTCCTTCATTGATCTTATTAATTGATTTACAGAAGACTTACCACCTTTCCAATTAGTAGAATTTTCTCCAAATCTTCTAATACCATACATAGGGTTATTTTTACCAGAAAATAAAATACTTAATTTTTCTTTTGTTTCATCAGAATGAGACTTACCTAAATGCAATTGTCTCATTTTTTCTTTAGCTTCTTCGGTATGTAATTTACCGAAAAATCCATTTCTTTCACCACTACAAGATTTACTTAAATTTTTTCTCCATTCATCTGTTATGGTTCTTTCTTTACCTATTTTACCACAAGATTTACAACAATATATTTCTCTATTTTTAGCGGATAAAAATGGTTCATTACATGTTAAACATTTCTCTCTATAGTGGTATGTTGATATAATATAACCTTTATCGTTATCAACATACCACTTCCCGGTCTTCTTGTTAAATCTTAATTTTTCTAAATTATCCCAACATATCTTCATGATTCATGTAATCTAGCACGGACCCCTTCAATTTGAAAATCATAACAATGTAATTTTAAACAAGAGAATGAAAGTGGACCCATTTCAATTCCAAGTTCAGACGCCATGTATTCACCTAAAAGAACAATTCCTCCCATGTTGCACGGAAAGGCTCCATAAAGATCCCATGACCTGAAAATGACAGCCATATGTAATTTATTATCTTTTATATGGGTATCAATACCTCGCAAACAAGGTGAAGTTTGTCTATCTGTTTCATCTTTAAACGGTATATCATATGCAAATGAACTTTCTGGATATCCTACAGTAATATAACAATGATTATTACCAAATCCTTTCTTTTTATAATGGTTAATAATCCATTCTACTTGATTAGGAACATTCATTGTTAAATTATATATTTCTCTATAATTTATATTCTTACCATCTGTTCCTACTAATTCTATAGCATGAGCTTGTGGTAATTTATAGTTACCACCAGTAATAAAAGTTGCATATCTATAATGTTCATTACCTTCAAGATTTACTCCATCCATAATATAATTAGCAAAATATTTTTCTATATCACCATCTGTGGTTACAGGAGGAACACCAGGAGGTACAATAGGAGCTAATGGTCTTGTCATTGGATATTGAATTGTTCCTGCTGCATAATCAAATTCTAATCGATTTATACCAGCATAAGAACCATCTGTTATTTTGTTTATACGGCCATGTCTATAAATTTCATACAATAATTTAAACCATGCGCCATCAAGTGTCTTTTCATTTATAAATACTGATTTTGGTTTTGTTTGCAATTATTTCTACCTCACTTATTATATAATTATCTATAAAGATAAAAATACCGTTGGGTTTGCAAACCCAACGGTATTTTTTATATTATTTTAATTATCGTCTATAAACAATAGATCTCCCTTCTTCAGAAATTTCTTCTACTACCCAACCCAATTCATCTGTAGGAATTTCATTTTCCATCCAATTCATCGCATCTTCCATATCCATAGATACATAGCATGATGCGTATCCATATGGCATATGCCATTCTTTTTCAAAATCATCCCTTTCAATTTCATTTACTACAGCAAATCTAGGTTTCATTATCCTATCCTCCTGTTTTTATAGAACTTTATTAGACAATAACATACACAATTTTACTCAACATTTTTAAATATTAACTTATTATATTTATCCTGCCGGATACCATCAAAAAATTATTTTTCTTTCATAAAATTATTCATTTTTATTTCATTTAAAATCTGAATAATGACATCACCATGACATTCTTTAGGTTTACAATAACATCCTAATATTTTACCATCTAATTCGTTTATTTTATTCATAAGATATTCATTATTTTTTAAATATTCATAATATTTTTGAATAACTTCTTTACGATTACCATGAACTCCAATAATATAAGGATTTCCCCACTCGCTCGGTCTTCCTATATATACATCATATCTATTATAATATAAATTAACTACTTTCATCATCTTTTGTAATAGAATTTAACTTATTTTCTAAATCAGGATAAAAATCTTTAAAAGTCCATTTTTTTAAATTTAACATCATCTTATTATAACTTCCATAACTTTCATATAAATTATAAAATTTTTCCCAATTAGGATAATCATCTAAAATGGCTTTTATAGATTTTTCAGATGTCATTTTAAGAGCTCTAGTTTTATAATTAAAAACTAAATCATTTCTGATTAACAAAATAAAACAACAAAATAACATACACACTATTACAATCATTACAAATGTTAACATATTTACTTATACCCTCTCTTAATATAATTTCATCATTAAATTCTCAAATATCGTAAATTCATCTATAAATCCTTTCATTTTATACTTTTTTATGAAAGGATATATATTAGAAGGAGGTGGAAATGAATAATTAATATATTCTGTCATTATTCTATCTTTTATTGTATTTGGAATTTTTCTAAAATCTATAAGAATTTGATTTCTTCTATAATTTTCTTCGGGATCTATTAAAACATCATATTTTTTCTTTTTGTTTTTAGATAACCATTCCTCAACACCTGTTTCGAATATCTTTTTTACAGTTGCCGGTCCTAATCCAGGTTTTCTCATTCCTAATGTATCATCTGTTATACCCCAGTCATTAGGTGTTAAAACATTAAAAATATCATCTTTAGATTGTCCCATTAGACATTTACTGATAAGAAAATTTTCTGTATCTTCACATACAGAAAATTCTTTATTTGATGGGTTCCATACTTTTACTCTATTTGAACATAATTGAAGAAAATCTTCATCATTAGAAGATACTATTATATCCTTTTTTACAATTGGTGAAAGTGCAATTGTTCCTATTATATCATCCGCTTCAGCTGATCTAATTTTTAAAACTTTGAAAGGGAAATGATGTTTCAGTTCTCCTTGATATTTTTTAATTACACCAAAAATTACTTCCCAATTTATATCACTTTGTTTATCTCGTCTTTTTTTACGAGATTCTTTATATCTTGGAAAATATGATTTTCTCCAAGGATTTTTATCATCAACAGCCAATACAATTTCGCTAACATCAAACTTTAACATTAATTGATATATAGCATCTAATACCATAAATCGCCAAAGAATAAAATTTGGTACAGCGCCAGGAATATTAACACCCACATCCTTAGTAAACAATAAACGATAACATAGATTATTAAAATCTATTAAAACACAATTTGACATTTTGTCTCCTCTCAGTAATTTATTCCATTATACTAAAAAATCAAATAATTGTAAATATTATTTTTTCTTAGTATTATCTAGAATTCTTTTATCTTCTAAAACTATTTTATAAGGATTGAATTTTAAATTCTGTACTATTATACCACCAAATGTGAACCATTCTACTCTCCATTCAGGTATATGTTGATTAGTCGAAGATACTAAAATAGCCAACATGCCCGGTGTTAACTTTTTAACACTGTTTATAACACCCGCATGTATATATTTTACTGGATTACCAAAATCATTCCAAAATGCTGGCATATGAACACATGCCATTTCTCCTATTTGAGGCTTCACAGATATACTTAACATTAATATTAACCCCTTTACTTTATTTTTCTCATATATCCATCTAATGAATTTCTAATCCAAAATGGTCTATTATATTTCGTTGTTCGCATATACTTAGATGCATTTGAATCTTTATTAAACCTTAATCTTCTTCTATCCATTTTCATATTATTAAAAAATTCTTCCGGAGATACATCAAATACAGGCATTCCTAATTTTTCACCATCAGCAAACACACCATCCACATCTGTAGGTACTCCTTTAGGAGCATCACTATCACCGGTACCATCTGTCTTACTTACAGGTAAGTCTGGAGTATTTACAGCATGATCTCCTGATATTTTTTCTCCTTGTATTCCACTGTTATTTCCGCCACTTAATTCACCCATTTAAAATTTCCTCCTTATACTTTTCCAAAAGTATATTAGCATTTTCTTCTGTTGTATTTTGTAATAATAATTTTTTTATAGCATTTCTAGCCACATCTGTTAAACCACTATCTTTTTTTATTTCAATTTTTTTAGGTCTAACCTCAACAACCGACTTTCTATTTGATCCTGGTTCTAATGTATCTTTAAATCTTTTATAATTTAACCTATCATCCGCCGACATGTCAAGATAATATTTAGTAAAAAGTGGTTTTGCTCCTTGACCCGCGACTTTTTTAATAAGTTTAGTAAAATCATCATTTTCAATAACAACTTCATCGGGATTTATCATCTTATCTAAAATAAAAGCCGCCACAAAATCTGAAAATTCACTAGGCGTTAACGTCATCCTCGCCATTATTATCTCCTATAATAATATTACATACCGATCTCATTTTATCAGGTTTCATAATATTAAAAAAATCATTAAAATCCATTATTGCCAATACAGGTAACATATAATCTATCTTAAATTGTATTGAAATGATTCCTATATTATCTAAATCATAACAATCTCTAAACATATAATTATCTAATAAATTTTTCCTAAAACCTACCAACTTTTTTTTACCTTTTTTTCTATAAATCAACATAGGTTCTTTATTTGCTTTTTTCGCATCTCTATTTGTTTGTTCCCAAAACTCTCTTAATTTAAAACCTTTTATATCAGAAAAGTGTTGCCAAAAAGAGGTTGTAGGATAACCTGTTTTTAACTCAATACTAAATACATCTGTTAAAAACTTGGCTTCCGGTGTCAATGCTCTTATATCACCAGATAACCCCATATCTTCATTATGTATGGTACAAAGAGATCCACTTCCCGGTGTTCTCCAATATTGATATGGTTTTTCCTGACCTGTTAGCCATTTTGATAAATCTTTACTTATCTCTCTTTCAAATGAACTTCCTTTATTAGATGACATATTATTATCCTTTTTTATAATATTACTTTAATATATTTATATTATATATTATAAAAAATAAAGGCAATTCTAATATTAGAATTGCCTTTTAACATAACTTTTTAACATAACTTTTTAACATAACTTTTTAACATAACTTTTTATTCAGGTATTACAGATTGTAGGCAAAGAACCCGCCCTTTTCACCGACTCTTTATTCCTATTAAACTGTGCCTACAGGACTCAAATTCCTGTCTTTTTATAGAGCTTTGGCATCCTGTTACCTGTTAACATCGCTCTCCTGCTATAGTCTTATGGTCTTCTTACGAAGATTAAGGATTTTCACATCCAACCACTATAGGTCTTAGGTATTCCACAGTTTTTAATATTCCCTCTGATAATGTTACTCTAGGCTCATAATGTAACACTCCTTTCATTAAAGAAATATCAGGTTTTCTACTTCTTGGATCATCTTTTATTTTATTTTTATATTCTATATTTGAAGATGATCCTACTATATCTATTATTTTATTTGCTAATTTTTTAATAGATATTTCTTCTTTATCGTTTCCTATATTTATTGGTCCTAATACACTATCATCAGCATTCATCATTTTTATCAATGCATTAATAGTATCATCTACATAACAAAACGATCTAGTCTGCTTTCCATCACCATATATTTCTAATGAATCATTCTTTAGTGCTTTTGTTATGAAATTTGTAATGACTCTACCATCATTTATTGCCATATTTGGTCCATATGTGTTAAATATTCGACCTATTTTTATTTTAACATCATATTGACGATTATAGTCAACAAATAAAGTTTCAGCACATCGTTTTCCTTCATCATAACAAGATCTAGGCCCTATAGGATTTACATTTCCCCAGTAATTCTCTGGCTGGGGTGTTATCTTTGGGTCACCATATATTTCAGAAGTACTAGCTTGTAAAACCTTAGCTTTCATTTTCATTGCTAATTCTAACACATTTATAGCGCCATATAAACATGTTTTTATAGTTTTAACAGGGTCAAGTTGATATGATACAGGAGAAGCCGGACAAGCTAAGTTATATATTTCATCAACTTCTATATATAAAGGAAATATCATATCATGTCTTATAACCTCAAAATATGAGTTATTTAAAAGATGAACAATATTTGATTTTCGACCAGTATAAAAATTGTCCACACATATTACTTCATTTCCTAAATCTAATAGTTTCTCACATAAATGAGACCCTATAAAACCAGCTCCTCCTGTTACCATTATTCTCGACATTTATTTAATTTCTATTTTTGTTTTATTTTTTTCTCTTTTAGGAAAAGTTAATGTTAAATAAAGTATTCCGTCTTCCAATCTAGCTTTTAAATCATCTATCATACCAATAGAAATTCTTTGATGAATTTTTTTTACACCAGCATGTCTTCCTTTAATTTTTCTCTCACCTTTTATAGTTGCAAAACCATCAGCAACATCAACAGTGATATTATCCTTATTAAAACCTGGACACTCTATTTCATATATAATATCACCATCTTCCGTTTCATTCCAAATTATACCCGTAGAGGACGTTAGATTATCAAAAAAAACATCAAAAATTCCATTTTTTCCAAAAAAATCATCAAATAAATTCTTATCAAATAAATTCTTATCAAATAAATCTTCTCTATTCCTTTTTAATACCGGTAACATTTTAATTTCCTCCTCGAAATTTTATAATTTATTATATGTAGGTGAAAAATTCTATTCTCACCTACATATAATATAATCATTTTTCCGAATTAGTCAAGCTTATTGATATTACTACAAATTTTCCAATTCTTTCAAAAGATCCTCATCACTGTCTGAACTTTCGGATGAATCATCATCCCATTGTGAATCATCTATATCATCTTCCGGAACGCCTCTACTAGAAGATGTTTCTACTTCCTTTTCAAGATCTTTTTTTGAAGTTTGGGTATATGATTTACCTTTTACTCTTTCCCATTCATCTTTTACTAGATCCCAAAGCATTTCAGCTTTAAGAACTTGGATATAAGCATCATCATCCTTTTCCATTGAATTTAAATATTCATCGATATCAATAGTTGTTGACATAATACGTTCAATTTCAGAATCAGAATCTGCAATTGCAGATGGCCTACGAGAAAATTCTGAATTTGAATAATCTGGCCATATATTACCACTAGGATCCTTTTTAGTAGAAAGAATTTTTATAATAAAATCATATCCATTCTCGCCTGGATCAAAAATAGAAGGACCAAGACCATATTTATTATCGGTAATTTGTTCTTTCAGTTTCATTTCTACTTTACCAGGAAATTCATACAATTTTACTTGTCCTTTTACTTTATCATCAGGTTCTCTCTCTGAATCTCTTGGATCATCTTGAATAAAAAAATTACCAACAAATTTTTCTTTCCTCTTATAAGATTTAGCCATTTTCTTATCCGCTGCTGTTCCCATATACAACTTATTAGTCGCGGAACATATTGGACAAAAATTATCCATATTATGTGTTTTAGGACACATGAAAAATGCCCATTTTTCACCAGACTTAAACATATGATAAAAATACTTTTTATAGAAATTTCCCTTTGGATCAGGTAAAAATCTACCTACATAAACTTTAGGTGTGGTATCTGTGCCTTTATCTGGATTTTTCCATAGATAATCCATTCGACGAATACCAGAACCACCTTGTGGTGAATCTTTTTCTTGCTTTTTTTCTTCTTGAAATGCCCCAAATAATTCTTTATTAATCCACTTACTAATAACTCCTCCTCGATTACCATACCTACTTTCCTTTTCAGTAGTAATCATTTTTCTTTTTCATCAAATTATAGTTAATTATATCAATTTTTATTTTTATTGTAAATATTGTTTATTTTCTTATTATTCTTTGTTTTTTATCTTTTAATATATGTATTGTGTTTTGGAAAGTATTCAATTTTCTATCTATGTCGTGATTTTTTATATATTATTACATATAATTATACAAATGTAAACATAAAAATTCCGATGGCAAAAAATAACTATCGGAATTTTTATTACAAACTATTATTTACCAATTGTTACAACTACAACACGACGATTTCCATCCAAAAGATTATTAAACATCGTTGTTTCACCTTCACCTATCACTAACTTAATTTTTTCAGGACTAACATTTCTACTAATCAATGCTTTCTCAACAGCTTTGGCTCGGCGAGTAGATAAATCCAAATTGTAGGATTTAGTTCCTTCTTCACTTGCATAACCCTTAATAACCAAAAGAGTATCAGGATATTCAACCAGGTAATCGGCAATATCATTAAGAATCTTTTCTTGGTCAATACGGATTACATCACTATCATAATCAAACATAATACTTTCACTAACTTTGATTACATTCTTTACTTCTGATTCCTTTACTTCAAGAGTTTTTTTTTCGACTGGTTCTACTCTTAGGAACACCATTTGAAGCCAAGGCATATTCACATAACCGGATTCATAAGATGAATAACCAGTACCAGCGAATCCACCACCACCAGTAGCACTCGATGAATCATCATCACCACCGATTGCTGAAATACCACCATTAAGATTAATACCCCAACCAGTAGCCGTAAGACGAACATTCTTACCTTCAGCTAGGAATTGAACGGTGTTTGCGTTCAACTTACGAGCCTCAATAAGAGCGGCGGCAAAAACGTCAGGTGAAATAGAACCATCATCATTAGCGGCGATGGCACCAAAACCAACAACAGCAAAGTTATCAGGATCGACTAGAACACACTTGATCTCATTTGGAAGTTCGGTTCCTTCTTCTGGAAGAATAACCGGACGAATTTCTACATCTTTTCCACCCTTTTTGTTCTTCAACATATTTTGGGCTTCAGTAATAGTCCAAACATTTTTGAAGTGAAGAAGTGTCTGTAGAGGGAAGAACTGATGACCCGTTTCATTAGGACCAAAATAAGAAGCGGGTGGAATAAAAGTGGCCTGGTTCATAATGTAAAGACCTCTCTTACCAGGACCGGAATTAAAAGAATCTTTGATTGTACCGGCTTCACCGATTGCAGATGTTGCATCGGCATCGGCAGTAGCAGTTGCTGTTGAATCGGCAAATGCTTGACCAGCAAACATCATTGTGATACACATAGTTAAAATCATAAACAATTTTTTCATAACATTTTCTCCTTTTCTATTTGTGTTGAGGGGTCGGTTAAGACCCCTCATTTTACTTATTTAGGATTACTAGCAGTAACTTTCATTCCTGCAGATGAACTCATAATAGAACCATTCATACCATTAAAAGTAGTAGCTGATGTTTGGGTATAACCAACAGCAGAACCATTGAAGTTACATCCTAATTCACCAGAACCACTATATGAACCAACTGCATTTGCTGTCGCAAATCCACCCGGTACAGTTTGAACTGTACCGCTTTTTGCGAAACCAGCAGCTTCAAATCCACCGGCAACA